TTGATATTTCATAACTTACGCAGTCCGACAAAATTTTAACAATTATTTTCTTGCGGGTGCAATTATTTGCACTATCTTCGCCCTATCAATAACAAATTTAAAAACAAAATCATGAAGTATCACTCAAAAAATTTCAACGGTAGCGATTGCGCTTGTATCAACTGTGATTGGTCTTACCTCTATGAAGACTTAACTACTAAAGTTGGTCACGAATTCATCGACAGCATCAACGCTGAAAATCCTGAAGAACAAAACCTAAGCCATAACGAGTGGCACGATTACAAGTACGAGGTAATCGAAATCATTACAGAGCGTTACAGCGACATTCTAACAAGCTGTGACAGCTGCGATGACCAAGATGATTCAGAGCACGGATATCACAGCTACAAAGAAAGCAGACTAGCTTAAAACAAACAGGGGTGCGACTGACCAACGCACATCTTTTAAAACGTAAATCAATAAATACACAAAATAAATGACATTCCCAATTTTTTTCACCAAGCACCACAGCGATCGCATGACTGCTTACGTTATGATTGACCAAACCGGCAAAGAGATTAAAGTTGAATGCAGCTACGGTGACTACGCTGTAATTACAGAGACGCATGAAGCAGTTGACAAAGCCGAACTGCAGCGCATCCTTGACCGTTACAGCATGAACTGGCAGGTAAGCATCATAAGTGAGCAAGTGTTTATGCACCACTTTAGCATCGCGCACCGCGAAATCTTCTATAACGTGAATCCACAACTAAGACCCTATGAAGAAAAGCAACTTGGATAGGCTAATCATCCGTAAGTTGGGCAGTAAAGCTGCCCTCTTGCGGGCGATGCAGCTAACATCCACACCCATTAGCAGGCGTGCCATGTTTTACTACATGAAGGACGCAAACACGCTCAACGTTATGCAGCTCGTTAATCTATCCCGCGTGCTATCCGTTGACGTATCAGAATTAATAAATACAATAACAATCAAACATGAAGGAGATGAATAAGATAACTTTACCAGTTCGCCGCGTAAAGACACGCGCACAAAAAGAAAAAGATATGCCAAGCAACCGTGCGCTACCTAGCCGTAGCGATGTCATCTACATTCAAAAGTACTTTGGTACAATTCCGTTCAATGTAATGGCTGCACACCTTAACATCAATCCTCAAAAGCTACTGCGATTTGCACGGCTAATCTTTGGACCAAAGCAGCAAGAACTAAAATGGAAACGAATGATAGAGACGCTGGAGTTTATGGAGGGGCAGAGTGAAGTAGAGGCAGAGATACTGAATGAAAAGATTGTGCAAAGCAGATACGCGAATATCCCGGTGCGTAGAAAGATTGTAAACCTCAACCGCATGTACTACCTGTGTACACTCAACTACTCAAAGCGTTATATCGTGAAGTTTGATATTCCTGTGGATCTACACACGATTGAGTTTTGCAGTGTTGCGATGGGCTGTGATTACGAGGTTGCGCCACTTGGCCCGTGGGAGTACATCCAGCTAGAACATGATTTGCCGGTGGTAAGCATTGAGGCAAATGAAGATTACATAGGTTCGTTTTGGTTAGCAATGCAATCCATGTTAAACGAATGAAGCACGAAGAAAGCAAAATCCAGCAACGCTGCGTAGAATGGTTCCGCTACTCATTCCCGCGCACCGTCATTGCATCTTTTCCTAACGGCGTATACATCGGTGGCACTCCAGTGCAACGGGCCAAACGTTGGAACATACTGAAGGCCGAAGGAGCCATGCCGGGTATACCTGACTTAATGATATGCATGCCTTCCATGAAGTATCATGCACTCTTCATCGAGATGAAAACGGAAAAGGGTAAGCTTTCTGAAAATCAAAAAATCGTTCACGCCATGCTCATCAATGAAGGCTATGCCGTCAAGGTGTGCAGGTCATTTGAAGAATTCACAATAACAATTAAAAAGTATATGGAATCATGAGAACAAACACGATAAACAAGTACATGCTGGTACTGCAACACATATGCGCACAGCAGTCTTTTAATCCAAAACAAACCGTGCGTGAATTTAAAGTCAGCAATAACTTTCTCACAGCAGGCAAAGAGATTGGTTTATTCAAGCGCATAGGAGACAGTCAATATGCGTGGACTTTGGATAGACCTGCACTGATTAAAGATGCAAAAGATATTCAAGTGCGCGTGAGGTCTTATACGCAATCGCATCGACTCAAATCAAAATCAAATACGCAGCTGACCATCAAGCCCATCCGCAAAGCTTCAGCACCTACACCCGTCCCGGTGGTGGATGAACCTGACTACGACAACAGCAACAGCAAAATGCTATTGATCATGGCAGTGGGGCTAGTCATCGGATTTTTAATTGCAACAGCTATTTGGAAGTAGAGATAGTTTGACTATCTTTGCAACGCGACTCAGATGAAAACATTTTTAAATCCCACCATTACCGCATTGCCATAGCACAATCGTGCACTGGGTCGCCTTTGTGTGTAGTGGTGGGTATTTACTTTTATGTATCATGATTCAGTTCGTTGGACTTACGGAAGTCATCCTGATAGATTCAGGGATACTCGCAATAAGAATTTCGTAAGAATTGCAAAAGTCAATAGTCAAATAATGCTTGCTTCAGCTCGTGAAGATGATGGTCAAGAAGTGTTTGTATTCATGAGTCAATATGAAGCCGAACAAATGATAAACTATTTAAGAAAGTTACTCGATGAAAAATAACGGATATTCATATTCGCGGGCATGGTTTGACTATGCCTTTGAACACCCGGAGCATGTCACTGCTTCGCATGGTATCTTGTACTTATGGCTTGTTGAAATAAACAACCGTTTAGGATGGGTAGACATATTCCAAATCACAGCCAGCGAGTGCATGCAAGGTATGGGATGCAAAAGCTACAACACATACAAGAAATGTTTTGATCAACTTGTTGAATGGGGCTTTGTTAAGGTAGTAAAGAAGGCAGTCAATCAACACCAATGCAATATAGTTGCCCTATCAAAATTTGACAAAGCACTTAATAAAGCACTTGACAAAGCATTGCAAAAGCACTTGACAAAGCAAAGTGAAAGCACAGTACAAAGCAATGTTGAAAGCAACTGCGACATTCATAAACAAGTAAACAATAAACCACAAACCATAAACAATAAACGGGGTGTTTTCACACCACCATCCGAAAATGATATTTATAATTTGATGGGTGAGTTGAATATGAAATCCGGTGCATGGACAGAAGCTAAAATTGTAACTGAATCAAAGAACTGTTATGACCACTACACGAGCACTGGATGGAAAACCACCGGGGGGGCGAAAATTGTTTCTTGGGAAGCGACCGTCCGCAAGTGGATGAACAAAGCATATACATTTGAAAAAAATCAAAAACCAAACTCTTATGGCAAACAATCAAATTCAAATTCAACAGCAGACAGCGTTGCAAAAGCTAATGCACTTTACGCCGAAGCAGTCGCTATCAGTCGAGCACGCGATAACACAAGACCAGATTGGTCTCCTACGGAAGCTTGACAAAGAGACAACCAAAGATAAAATCATGCAGCTCGTTACGCGATGCACGCAACTGATGAACGTACAAAACAACATGAACGGTATGCAGATTGAGTTTTGTGCTGAACAGATTATGCAGCAGAAATATTTTTACTCACTTGAAGATATACAGTTGTGTTTAGATCGTGGTGCGATTGGTACATATGGGACAATCTATAATCGTATCGACCCGGCAACTATCCTTGCGTGGTTTCCTTTGTATGACCAGGAGCGGCAGGTGTATGTAACTGCAAAGAAAAATGCTGAGACACAAGCCAACAACATCTACGAAATCTTTGCACACCCGCAAATGAATGAAGCGATGAAAGACGTTGTAACAAAATTAGATGCTAAAATGTTACAGGAGCCGGTGCAAGAAATCAAACGCGATAAGCCGTCCGAACTTGAAGTTGCGTTGATGCGTGAGTACGATGAACTGCCGCAGTGGGTTAATGACCAGCGCTTTCGACTTTACAAAAACAAACCGTTTCAATTTACAGAATATAGATATGAACGCTACCGCGAGCTGATTGAAAATCAAAATGAATACTGAGATGAAAAAAGAAACTGCAATAGAATGGCTAATTGGCGAACTCAATGGTTATGATGAAGATTGTGAAATTTTTAGAATAGCCAAAGCAATGGAGAAGGAGCAGATTGAAAATGCTATGGCACACGCAATAACCTTTGGATGGGAATTAAGTCACTACCATAGAGATAAACAACGAGAAGTTTTATTGCAAATGCAAAAAGATTTTATCACATCTGTTATTGAAGGAGTTGACAAATGAAAGACTACGATAAACACCGCGAGATTGAACTGCTACGCAAACTATTTGTGTTGACAGCTAAGCGAAGTATGCGACCTGCAATGAGTGATAATTTAGCAATGCGTCTTATCTTTGATGAGTTACTTTTACTCACAGACAAAGATGAATACAGGCTATGACTATCGGTGAACTTTGGGATGCGCTGGCTCAATATCCGGATGATACAGAAGTGTTCATCGGATTTATCAACGGCCATAGCATCGACGAAGAACCATTCACAATAGCAGAAATCAGCAACACGCGAGGCAACATCACAATCGCTTTTATGATGGATGATATAAACATAATCAATAATTAAATCAATGAGTAACTATCAAATGCAAGAGGGTCAGTTCACCCTATTCAAGAACAACAACGTAGCCAACAACGGGCCACAGTACACAGGTGAAATCATGGTAGGTGGCAAAAAGATGCGCCTTGCCGCGTGGGTTAAGGAAGGCAAGAGTGGCAAGTTCTTTAGTGGCAAGATGTCCGAGCCGCTGGAGAAACGTCAACAAGAAGATGATTCACAAGGCACAGGCGATTTGCCGTTCTAATGATTGAATACCTACCGAAACAAAACGAAGCACTGCGCGTATTGGGTAATTCACACCCAGCGCGCGTTGTGCTTTTCGGTGGAGCAGCAGGGGGCTCAAAATCTTTCATTGGTTGTGCATGGCAGATAAGCCGCAGGTTTAAGTATCCCGGCACGAGAGGACTGATAGGCCGTAGCAAATTAGATACGCTAAAAAAGACTACGCTTAAGACTTTCTTTGAAGTAGCGCACATGCTGGGCCTTGCACCAAATGAACACTACACGATCAACAATCAAACGCACGTAATCACGTTCAACAACGGTAGTGAAATAATACTGAAAGACCTTTTCGCATACCCATCAGATGCGGAGTTCCATAGTTTAGGCGGGTTAGAATTAACAGATGCCTACGTAGACGAGGCCGCACAGGTGAGCAAACGTGCAATAGATATCCTGCAAAGCCGCATTCGTTTTAAGCTGCGCGAATTTGATTTGCCACCGAAGATGCTACTCACATGCAATCCGTCCAAAGGATGGCTTTACAATGAGTTCTATGCACCACACAAAGCAGACAACCTAGCACAGCATCTAGCATTCATTCCATCGCTGCCGACCGATAACCCACACCTGCCAGAAAGTTATATCGAAACGCTAGAACGTTTGCCCGAAATAGACAGGCGAAGGCTGCTGTATGGAGATTGGGAATACGATGAATCAGTTGACAACCTGTATCAGTACGATGACCTAGTGCGCTGCTTCCGGGATGAAGAAAGCAAAGGTGAAAAGTATATCAGTGCCGACATCGCACGACTTGGAAAAGATAGAAGTGTGATATGCGTGTGGCATGGATTGCACCTGATGGAGATACACGAACTGCGAAAGCAACCCATCACAACCGTTGTATCCAAAATCAAAGAACTGTGCGCGGCACAAGGTATTAAGTTGAGCAATGTGATATGCGATGAGGACGGTGTAGGTGGTGGCGTAGTCGATAGCCTCAAGTGCCGGGGCTTCCTTAACGGTGGGCGTGCAAAGCAACCAGACCGATACATCAATCAAAAAGCGGAATGCTATTTCAAGCTCGCAGAATTGATTGAGCAAAACAAAGTAATCTTCAAAGTGAATCAGTTCCGTGATATCATCATCCAAGAACTGGATATGATACGCCGTAGACAACCTGAAGCAGACGGCAAACTTGCAGTGATCAGTAAAGACGAGATAGCCCGCATGCATGGTAAGTCTCCTGACTATGCAGACGCAATTATGATGCGTGTTTACTTTGAACTATTCCCGAACTACGGCAGCTATTCGTGGGCGTGAGGTGGTTACAATCTGTAACCGATTGAAATTTTAACAATTTTTAACAGTTTACTTTTGGTGGTGCAAGAAATTGCACTGTATATTTGTGGAACAATAA